GTTGTTGGTGCTGCTGTAGTTGTAGTAGTAGAAGTTGTCGTTGTTGGTGCTGCTGTAGTTGTAGTAGTAGAAGTTGTCGTTGTTGGTGCTGCTGTAGTTGTAGTAGTAGTACTTGAAGTAGGTATAGGTAGTGATCCATCACCTCCTATTGTATACCATTGAGTTGTTGAACTAGAAATAAATTGTAAAATTACCGACGGGTTTAGAGTCAGTGGAACATTGGAATAGCTTGAGTTTATAGCTCCACCCGAATTTGGATATACCAATACCGAATTTGCGGTTGAATTAACTAAAGTAATGGCCGCACCTGATACAGCGGGTAATATTACCCCTTGACCTGCATTAGCAGTGCCTATTACATTAATAGCACTAGTAATTAGTGTTGCTGTAGATTGATTTGTACCATTTGCTGAAATGCCTGTTTGCGTAGGAGCAGATATTTGGCCAGTCAATATAATATTAGCAGCATTTAAATTGCCGCTTACTGTCAATGATGTTAGAGCACCTAGACTGGTAATGTTTGGTTGGGCAGAATTAGATACACTTTGTGCTATTACTGATACCGCTGCCGGAGGAAAATAAAATCCACCTGCGCCATTTAAAATCAAATTACCAACTATTTGTAAATTAGCTTTTTCAGTTATCGTAGTATTACCAAGTTTAACCACAGGCACAATAGTAGTGTGTGAAATATTTGATGCACCAATATCTTGTAGTGCTGTAATTTTTATCCCTGATATCATTGCCATAATATTATTCCAATTTAAGCAAACACAACGCCATTATTACCAATACAGAACCACTTACTAGCGACATATTGTAGTGTGCATCCATCACCGATACTGTTAAAGGTAAGTGTACCTGTGCCACTTGATTTCCATCCAGCATTAGTAACTGTAATAGTCATGTCACCACCATCGACTACCATCATAAACGTTTTTATTTGTCCTGCAGTACCTGCAGCCAATGTAGCAGTACTAGCACCAGTTGTTGAAAAATAACTAGTTATTAAACTTAAGTTTGCCGCGGCGCCATTAGCTAAATTCTCACTGCCACTTAATAATAACTTACCAGCAATATTACCTGTAGTAGCTACTACAGTAGCAGTAGTTAGGTTGCCAGTAGAAGCATTACCGCTGATACTTAAATTACCAGTAGAAACTAAGTTACCACCAGTTACATTTCCTGTAGCGACAATTAAACCACTTGTGCCTAGATTACCTACATTAGCATTTCCTGTAGCTGCCAGTCTTCCGGCTGTTATTAAGTTACCGCCTGTTACATTACCTGTAGAAAGAACTAACCCACTAACACCTAAGTTTCCTACATTAGCATTACCAGTGACAGATAATACACCTGCTGTTATTAAGTTACCGCCTGTTACATTACCGGTGGCCGTTACGCGGGCAGTAGCTATTAGATTGGCTCCTGTGACATTTCCTGTGGCAACAATTAAACCACTTGTGCCTAAATTACCAACGTTGGCATTACCTGTAGCAGATAAAGTTCCACTTGTTATTAAGTTACCACCTGTTATATTACCTGTAGATAGAATTAATCCTGTGGTACCTAAGTTGCCGATATTAGCGTTACCAGTAATATTAGCAGTTCCTGCAATGTTAGCACCAGTTGTAGTAACTACTACAACATTACTAGTCCCACCTACTGAAATACTGACATTGCTGCTAGAAGCAAGTCTAACATTGCTTGTACCATTTACAATAGAAGGGGTTGATACCAATCCAGTTGTTATTAAATTTGCACCAGTAATATTACCTGTAGCTACAATTAGTCCAGGAGTGCTAAGATTACCTACGTTGGCATTACCTATTGCTGATATTGCTCCAGCTGTTGTTAAATTTCCACCTACTACGTTTGCCACAGCAACTATATTACCAGGAGCATTAACATTGCTAGTAACTGAATTAAAAGTGAAACCTGAGGTTCCTGCGAAGTTTCCATCGCCCTTGTTATACTGAATTTGAGTATTTGCGCCGCCCGGGGTACCAGTACCAGGTGTAGAAGTACCTAAATTCCATGTTAAGTTTCCTGTACCATCTGTTTGTAAATAGTAACCATTGGTTCCACCTGTAATTTTTACATTGCTTACTCCACCTAGGTTACTAGTTGCGCTGACATTTAAATTAGTGCCTATTAAGTTACCGGCTGTAACATTACCAACAACATTAGCATAACCACTTAAATTAATATTAGCTACGTTCGCTATATTTGCAGGTAAGTCTACCCAAAGAACTTGTGATGATTGAGTGATAGATGTATCTTGGCTTCCATTTGCATTTCTACCAATACTTAATGTACTAGTATGAACTTGTACACAAGCAATGTTTGCCGTAATTAAAACAGCGCCTACTGTAGGGCTGACGGTTAGTCCAGGCTGTGCGGTTCTATTAATAGAAGAAACTGCACCAGCATTAAACAGTTCAGTAAAATTTAATTGGACTTTTTGAAATGCCGTTCTTATAGCATCTGAATTAGGATCATTTGGAAATCCACCGAAGTCAATGTTACGTTGCGCCATCTTTAGTTCACCTTATCTATTATTTATCAAATAGTGTAACCAAAAAAATACCCAGCCTAAGCTGGGTATTTTTAACACTAATGAATTATCTGAGGCCTGCTAATTTTTTCCAATCTGTGAGAGATTCGTTAGTAGTAGAATATCCCATACGATCGGTTTGACCAGAGATTACAGGTATTGTTGTCTGACCAGTAGATTTCTGTTTGTTTAGACCACCAGAAATAACTTTAGTCATGAAATTAATATCTGCTTCAAAATCATCATCTGCTGCGTTAGCATATGATTCTTCTAGTTCCTCTTCGTCACCACCATATGTTTTACCATTGCCACCATGTGATACACCAATAGCCATGTCTTCTTCAGCTTCAGTATGCTCATCGGCTGATGTTTCAGCTTCTTCTGACTTATCCGCGGCTGCTTCGGCTTCTGCACCAGCTTCAACATTTGCTGCATTTTGTGCTGCTGCATCATCTTCAGCTACTTGATAAGTCATTTGGTCTTCTGACTGAACTTCATCAATTTGCTCTTCGCAATCACATGGATCGGAATGACAAGTACTGCAGGTGCCTTCATGGTCGCTATGACTTTCTTCATCTTCATAGTCATCACTTGACTTAGCAGGGCCTTGACCAGTCATTTTGCGAATTAAATTTAACATGTCCTCATGGTCATCAACCACTGTGATTTCAGCGTCATCATCTCGGCTGTTATCCATAACTTTGTCAGTAGGCATAGATGAATCAGAACTTCCAGCATCGCTACCGAAAATACCTAAACCAGCTTGTTTAACAAATGCTAATAGCTTATCAGCTTCTGCATCGGTTGCATTTACGTTTACAGAGTTTGGAGCACCTTGCTGACCTTGTGATATAGACACAGAAACACCTTCGTTCAATAGTGCATTTAATTGCTTGTCTAGTGATTCAAAAGCAAGCTCATCTAAAACATCACTGTCACGGAAAGTTTGACCAAACGCTTTGAATGTATCACCTGGTGTGGTTTTTGCTTTTTGCTTCATATACTCACCGCGGCTTACTTCATCCAAATCATCTTCTTCTAAACCAAATCTTTGTTTGATGTCACGCTTTCTTGTATCCATATCCTGTCTAAACATCTTACCACCTTTGGTAATTCTTGCAGGATTTTTTCTACTTAATAGATCAGGACGTTGCATGCCTTGACGACCAAAGTGCATTTTATGACTACCTGATGCTACTTGATCGGCAATTTTATCACCAAATTCTTGTCTAATCTGAGCGATAACCTCTTCATCATCCATTTCATCAAAATCCCAAGCGCCACCTGGTTCTGTTGCTGCGTGAAATTGATCAATCAATTGATCCAATCTTTCTCTCTTACTTGGATCTAATCTTTCTATCAAGCTAGATCCACCACTAGTAGCTGCTTGACCTAATCCTGCACCTACAGCAGCTCCAAGTGGTGCGGCAAGTGGTCCACCTATCGCTGCGCCAAGTGCGCCGCCAGCTAGTGTACCAAGCACACCTTCTTCCATACCACGAGCACCGTAACTAGCCATTGTGTCTACAATGTCGCTATCAGTTTCTTCGCCAACATAACCTACAATTGGTTGCTGGCCATAGCACTCATCAAGACCACACTTATATCCTTCATGATACATACGGGCTTCTTCCATGTCATCGTGACGGCAGCTATATGGCATCTTGCTTAGACCATGTGATTTACCTTCATGGTAAGCAGCATGTAAATGCTGGTCTCTGCCTTCTTTAAGATTATATTCCGGGCCTGTTGCAGTTCCACCAACTTGGCGAGCCATTGGTCTCATCCCTGCTGTATTCATTGATTGTGTTCTTTTAAGTCTAGATGGATTCTTTTGTGCAAATGCATTTAATTGACGGAATGTGTTTTCATCCCATGTCTCTACTGTGCCTGCATCCGGATCAACTTCGGCGCCATTCATATTTGCTATTTGATCTAGTAAACTATCATCTAATATTGCAAACGTATTTTTCATTGAGGTAATACCTTCTTTTACCATTTTCTTTTTACAATCACTAATCATTTTCTTTAATGCTGTTGCATCGCACTTTGGGTGCATTTTTAAGATTTGAGCGACTGTTAAACCATCTTTGCACATCTTTTTAACATGAGCCATAGTTGGTAGTTTCTTCTCATCATACTCAATGTCTTTGGTAACTTTACGGCCAGCTCTTTCAGCTTTTTGGTCTTCAGCTTCACGCTTTTTACCATGGATCTTGTCTTTGACTTTTTCATCATACTCAATATCTTTGGTAACTTTACGTCCAGCTTTTTCAGCACGATTGTCACGGGTAACTGTTTTTTCTTCATAAAAATGATGATGCTTTTCATCATATTCTATGTCTTTAGTCACTTTACGGCCAGCTCTTTCAGCTTTGTTATCGTCTTTACCATGATGATACATATCATACTCTAAGTCTTTAGTTACTCTACGCCCTGCTTTTTCAGCACGGTTATCACGGGTGCTAGTTTTTTCTTCAGCTACCGCATCTTTGCGAGATTTTACAATTGACTTAGCACCATCTTTTTTGCTAGCGGCTAAGCTATCATAATAACCTTTGTCATAATGTTGCTTTTTGCCCTCAAGTGTTAAGGGAGAAATTGTGCCACCATCAGGAGGAGGATCCGCTTCTTTGATAGCGCCCCATTTGCCTGAGCCTTCTTGCTTAGCACGAATAGCAAAAGTTAACTCACTGAAATGACCACGTAAATCATGTGGAACTTTTTTACCTTGTTCTTTCATAGAAGCCATACGAGCCTTAACACTAGCTAATGACTTTTTAAGTTCTGCCACTGTCTTACCACTATACTTACCCTTTTCAGCAGGATTCGTTTTGATCGGTGGTTCAATTTTTTCTGCAATCTTTGCACCAGTTGACGAACCAGACATACCTGTTGTAGATGTGCCGGAAGTCATACCTGTGCCTGATGTGCCTGAACCAGGTTGTGCAATTCCAACCACTGTTAACTGCTTGTCTTTTGCAGCCTTATCTAATCCTGCCTTCAATGCAGGGTTATTTTTAACATCAATTATCGTTGGTTGTGCTTTTTGTGAACCAGTTTGCATTCCTGGAACTAAAGTTTGTGTTGGTGATAAGCTAGCTTCGTTTAATGCCTCATCAAGTCTTTCAAACCAATCTTTTAAACTCTTGCTTTCTGTAACTTCTTTATCTTGAGGAGATTTATGTACTTGACCCTTTTTACCTGGTAATGATTTAGGCATTTTACCAATCATTATGTTTTGAAGGTCTTTTGCCCCAGAGTATCTATCTTTAGTATCTGCTTCACTACCTGATTTCGTAGGACGACCGCGACTACGTTTCTCGGCATCAGGATCTACATCAGGATCACCTAACTCATCTGAAGTCTTTCCATATTTACCTATCTTACCAGCAACTGGTGTACCTCTTTTCATATGAGGTTTATCACCAAATTCACCTGTCTTACCTACACGATAAGATGGTGAATAACTTGCTTCTTTGCCTTCATTAAGTATTTCTTTACTTTGAAGTTGATCAATTGTTGAAAGTAGGTGTTTCATGTCCATGTTAATACGTCCTTAATAATTAAGCCATTGCGCCAGTTCGTGGCTTTGGTGGTCTTGTAATTTTTGACATTGGGCTCTTGTCACCCAATTTCTTGTCATCTAAATATGGTTTGAATGGATCAAACGCTGGAGGAGTTTTTTTACCAGCATAAGGAATGTCCACTTCATTACCATCTTCCATTTGTTTCTTAATGCTATCTAAATAAGAATTGCCATATGCTTTACTTGCTTCTTTACCATTATCTGCCATTTCTTCATGGGTAAGTAGCGGGCTTTCTTCCATTTGATTAGCATATTTGTCATACTCATCAGTGATACTATCGTCAAACTTAGTACTAATAACACGAACCATATTAACATTATAACCTAATAATTGAGCGATTTGTTGAATCATTGGTTCATTAGCTGGATATCTAAACTTGGCTTTAATGATAGTTACAGGTTCATTACTTAAGTTAGGAAAACCATATGGATCTTTTTGTATAGGAGTCTTAACAGGATTGCTAATCTCAATAGGATCAAATTTGTTTAGATTGTAAGAAAACATATCTAAGAAATTCTTATCTATTTCGCCGGCAATCTTGATAGTGTAATTGTAAGTTTTCACTGATTCGGCAATGTATCGTTTTAAACTTTTCATCATAATTTCCTGTATCTAATATTTATCATTTGTCCTCTGATTTTGAGGAGACCTCTGATTTTGAGGCGAACATTTTAAGTAGTTCATTTCTATCTAATGCTCTTCCCTCACCAAGTGGAGTTGATTCAACTTCTTCATTTTTTGCTGCTTGTTTTTGATCAAGGGCAGCTTTTTTAAGTTGTAGTTCAATCATTTTTAGTTTTTTATTTAGCTTTGCTGTTTTAGCAGTGATAGCATGTCCCAACATTGTTCCAGCTACATTAAATATTTCACTACTAAATCTACTATCTACTTGCATCCCAAGATCCATTAAATCTTTATAACTAGATGTAGCTAAATCAGCTAAACCATCCATTTCAATATCAGCAACTTCTAAACCTCTAACCTGAGGTAATGCGTTTTCAATTTTTTCTAAATTAGTTAGAGCATTGGTAGTAACTTCTTGTGCATAATCAGGAATAGGTTTAGCGAGTTCATTAATCTCATCCAAAGGTAATTCAAATAATTCTTCTAAACGTTTAGTCATATGTTATTTAGTCTGCACTTTGTTCCGTGCCATCTTTTGTAATTTCCTATATTAGTGGAAATACCACAATACTCGCAAGTATTATATTTTTTGAGTCTTTTTAGTTGTTCTTCTAAAAATAAAGGATTTAATTTAAGAAATTCTTTTCTTTTTTCAGATTGAGATTTCCTAACTTCAGATGAAGACCAAAAATTAGTGCTAGCTATTCTGTTCAATTCTCTTGTTGATTCTTTTACATTTCTATCTCTGTTCTCCCATCCAATTTTCATATTATTTTTTGCTTTTTCTGTTTTTGAAATACCTTTAGTAGCCAAAGATATATTTTCTCTATGAGATTCTGCTAATGGTTTTCTTTTTTTACCAAGATTAATGTTTTTTATATTCTCTGTAAATAATGCTCTATAATTTTGATAATCTTTGGATGAGAACAATTTTTTATGTTTTCCATTCATCATTCTCCATATAGCCAAAACCATTTTAGATTTCATTTTTCCTTGAGTCATTCTTACTAGTAATTTGTGACAAAATGCATGTTCTCTTTGTGACAAAAACACAATATTATTCGGATCGTTTGGATTTCCATCAAGCCACCCAGAAGGACCTATTCTATATCTATTTTTAAAAAATGATTCTGGAATTATATGGTGCCTCTCTGCGTCATTAGAAATGTGATTTTCCTTCGCAGAATTTATTATCTTATAATAGATTGCTGTATACCGATTGTTGATAAATATCATTGCTGGTGCTCCTTCATAGCAGTAGAGAGGGTGGGTATTTGCAGTACCGCGATCCTCACATATATTTATCTTTTTTTGATATTGCTTCTAGAGTTCATGAAAATAGAATCTTCACTTATTACTCTAAAGACATATCCATGTTGCTTACAATATGCTGTTGCGGCTGCAAATTTAGCTTGATTAATAATGGCATGTGCTTGATCATGTCTTGATTTTGCTTCTGTTAGTGAAGTTTGGCTTTTAGGTTTTACTTCTATAATTTCTGCTTTTATGTGATGAAATTTATTTTCATAAACAACAAAAAAATCCGGGATATACATTGAATGCTTGCCAGTTAACGGATTTCTATATGGAATTGATATTGCTTCGCTAGCCCAATGAGTAATATGTTGATTTTCATCTAAAAACATCATTACCCTAAGCTCCCACCCTGAACGATATCTCGGGGAATGATTGCCTACATATTTTTTTGGATTTTTAGGGGTAAATATTCCCTGTGCCCACTTTCCCATTTCATTGTACTATATTTCTAGCAACAGGTTGTACAGGACGAGGAACAACTCCTACGCCATATAAAGTAGTTTTAGATTTAAAACTGTTAAGATAATAACAGATGATTTTATTCATTTGTAATTTATTTTCAGCACCTTGTACGGCAGCTAATAAATCTAATACATTTACATCTGCTTCTTGTGCTATTCTAAAAAGAACTGCTGAAAAATTAGCGGCAATTCTTTTAGTGGCACATACACTTACAAAATAACTGTATACAATGTCATACTGATCAGCACCAACAACTAAGTTAGTAGAATAAAAAGTATCAAAAATTCTTACAGTTTGATCTAATGAGGTTCTATTGTCTATTATTGTAGGCATTTTATTTTACACCTGGTACAACTTGATAACCTGCTGTATCAGGTGTACCTATTTGAGTAGGATTTTGTCTGGCGCCTGTTGTAGGGGCGCCAGCAAGATTTGCAGGTCCAGGCGATGCCGCAGTAACAGGAATATCATAAAAAGAGTTTCTAGTTGTATTTGGAGTATTATTTAAAGAGTTTTGAAGACCGGTTAACAGTTCTTGTTTTGCAGCCTTTTTCAAATTAACATTTTTAAATGTATTGTACGCTGTGCCTGCTTTTTGAATTGCACTTAAATAATTTCCCGTTTCAATATCTTTTAAGAATCCGCCAGCAGCATCTACTAATCCACCTTGACCTAATATTGTACCATTTGCACCAGGTTTGTTAATAGGGCTTAATGTTCGGTCATATGTAGTCTCAAGTCCAAATCCTCTAATGTGTGTCGCAGGAGTTCTACCGTCAATACTAAATTCATTATAAACTACTGTTTCATATTCTAAAGTCATTGTCATTTCCATAGTGCCAGTGCCTTGAGCATAATCGTATGTATCATGACTAAATGATGTAATTATAGGATTAATAAGTGTATATGCAGCTCCTTCATGACGGCTTAAACCATATATAGTAATGCTTTTAAAGAAAGGTGATTTTGATCCGTCAGGATTTGAAGGAATACTAGTTTCTCCTATATATCCCCAATCAGCGTTTCCAGTTATTGAGTTAGCATAAGTTGTTTTAGTAAAATAATTCGCACCAGTGGGTGCTACTTGTGTTCCACCACCACCTGTTTGAGTAGCAGTAGGTCCACCTCTTACACCTCCAAATAGTCCTGCTGAATTTATACCATCTTTATAATAGTAGGTATAGTACGCATACCATAAATTTCTAATTAGGTTGCCATTATCATCATGAAAAGTAATGGTAACAGGATCATAATTAATTTTAGTTTGTACAATTCTTTTACGATTGTACTGATTCATATTAGCCGTTGAAAAATTGTAACTTGGTAGTTTTACTGTTTTAACTGCTAACCCAAAATTTGCACCTGTAGAAAGTGATTGATTATATGCGCCTGCATCTATATCAAAATAGGTATGAAATAGATATTTAAATTTAGGACTATATTGGTAAAAATTAGTCCTAAATGTTTTTGATGCGTGAGTATAATCTCTGAGATAATCGCTGCCGAAAAATGCTCCGGCAGCGTCTGTGAGTAGATTTTGAAAAAATCCTGACATATATAGCTATTAAGTAGCTGCTCCAATACCTGTTACAGATGCGCCAGACAATATTCTTCCAATTGGTGCACCAACACCAGAAGGTAGAGGAGATTGAATTGCATTGTCAAATCTAAGAGTAAGACCAATAGTTACAACATCACTTGTACCGTAGTTCAAGTTATTATAGTTTGCTGTTTGTAAGAAACAGCCATATAGTTCCCAAGTTTCAAGTACAACTGGTGCAACCGCGCCGTTACCACCATCTAATATTTCAATATTAGTTTGAAACTTGTAATCTTGTCCTGTTGCAGCACTTGCTTGCTCAACGAAGTCTAACTGCTTCTGTAACTGTTGTCCAACTGCTTTTGAAACAGTGCCACTAGCATCATCTCTAACGTTAACAGTCATGGGTGACCATGAATATTTACCTGCTAGATAAAGAGTAGAGTTATATACAGGAAGAACGATATCAGGAAATGTAACGTTAGGTCTTGAACAATCAATAACCTGTTTTGTTAATTGTAAACCATTTACCGTATCTACTCCAAAATTCAAAAATGATACTCTGAATCTAAATTGTAACTTTGGCATTAACAGACCTTGATTACCGCCAGCATTATCACTAGCGACGGTCATATTAAAAAGCGATTGTGAGGCTGTTGCCATTTTTATTTCTCCTGTATATTTATTTATCTAATCTTATTACTCTACTTTCTTACCCGTTTAAGCCTAACGCAGCAATTTCACCTGTGTTTAGAACACGAACTGGAATGTAGATGAATTCAGCAGCCTTAACTGGTTCGATTGCAACATCAACCCATAACTCATTTCTGTCAATTCTTGCAGGTGTGTTATTGGATTCATCGCAAATTACCAAGTAATCGTATAGACCACGTTTAGCAACTAAGTCAATCATTAGAGATTGAATTACCGCTGTTATCTGTTGTCTAGTAATCGCATCGTTCGGTTCAAAGATGAATGGACGAGCCGCTATAGTTAACTGGCGACGAATATAAGCAATCAATCTTGCAACGTTTGTTCTATCCAATGCACTTTGTGAATCAAAGCTGGTCTTGTTACCATAGTTCAATAATCCATTACCAGTAAAGAAGGTTAGAGGATTAATGAAGTTCAAGTACAATGTATCTCTAATACCAAGTCTAGTTTTGATAATTTGGAATTCACTAGTTTGTGCATCTAAATAACCAATGTTAGTAGCATTGTCAATAATACCACGTCTTGTACCTGCAGCAGCTAACCAAGGATAAGCAATTGCATCATTTCTTAAGAAAGTTCTTAGCATCATGTGTGATGGAGGAACTGCAACTAAATTGCCTGATAAGTCACTAGTCAATCCACTTGGATAGAATAGACCTAAATAAGTATTGCGGGTTACTAAACCAGCTTCTCCAGTTGAAGTTGCACCAGCTGTATTGTTTGCCCAAGCTTGTATATCAGCAGCATTGTCAGGTAATCTCATTGGTGTATCACCAAGAATATAACCTGTCTGACCGCGATCATCATTCAATACAACCATGTTAGGTTGTAGCTCAGGATAGTAAGGACATGCTTGTAAGTTAAAGAAGTTATCCTCATCCCTAATACCATAGTTAGAATCAATAGATGCTCTTAGTGCTTGAACAACCATGGCACGTTGTGCCTGTCTACCCATATATGGTGCACCGTTGGCCTGTAGACCACTTACACTTACCCAAGCATCAGTTTCAGTAGGTAAAGTGGCTCCTGGGAAGCTAGTACTGTTAAAATAGTCAACTTGATACTGCTTCACATTGTAACCCGAACGTCTTGTATTAAACAATAACATCCCAACTGGATATAGTGCAGGATCAGGTGCATCTAAATCAAGATAGTTGCTTGTTAGTAAACTAGTTATTGATGGAATAGGGTCATCTGTTGGGCTTGTATTACCGTTAGTTGCCCAACGAGCATCAGTAAACAGAACTCCTGTGGGTCCTGTTTGATTTGCATTGTCAAGTGTTACCCATTGATCCAAGCCACTAACTGATTCCCAACGCGAAATTACTGGATAAATTTCTAAGTTTGTTGTATTAATCCAAAGATCACCATACACCAACGGGGTACCATCACTCTGAGCTGTAGGTGCTGTAGTACTGATAAGGGGACCGTTTGGATCGGTAGTGTTTACTACTGAAGGAGAAGGGAATCCACTAGGACTATAACCTTGATTACTATAACCTTTCCAACCTCCACTGTAGTTAACCATAATATCAACTTGATTTACTACACTGTAGAACCAATTAGTACCATCAGGAGGAGCGATAGTAGGTTGACCCTCGTTAGGAATATATGCAAAGTATCTCCAATTAGTTAACTGAGTTGAGTAAACTTGAGCAGCACTACCTGATTGATATGTAACTGCTGTAACTGTACCACCAGTTACTTCTGTAACGGTAACTACTAAGTTATTTGCAGGTGTAGTGCCACCTAATTGTACACCAGAGAATGTAACTGTATCTCCAATCGCATATCCTGTACCTGGTGTAGTAATTGCAATTGGATCTACATCATACATACCATAACTTCTTACTACATCTATGACTAGACCTGTTCCGCCACCGGTAGTAGTAGTTTGTGTAACAGAAAATGTTTGATAGTCTGCTGGACCATATTTACATCCATTAGTAACACCATTAACTAAACCTGCTTCAGTGCATAAGCCATATGACACACCTTGACCTGCGCCAACTGTAGCTACTGTAAATAAAAGATCATTTGCGGGAGTTGCGCCAGGGCCCAATGCCGTACCTAAAATCTTCATTGAATCTCCAACAGCATATCCTGCACCAGGCGTGGTGATTGTTATTGTTGTGTTAGAACTTGTGTATGTTGTTCCCGAACCTAATTTAACTACAGTGGCAATAGCTCCTGAACCACTACCTGAAACAGTTGTGACAGCTACACCTGTATAAGTTCCAGCAGCAGATAAACTGGTTCCTCCACTTATAGTAGTTGTCAATATTGTACCATTTGTACCTGATGTGCGAGTATCATTGATAATGATTTCGCCACCTTCATTATGAACTAATTGAATCGCACCGTCTGTAGTTACAAAAGCATCAGTATATGTAATACCTGCGGCATACCAAGCTGTTACGAAATCAGTTGCATCTGTATTGTCTGCTAAACTTACTGTAAAATCGTTTGATAACACATCGCTACCTGGAATTGATACATTTACTGTAAAAGTATATGGTCCATTAGTAAACGTAGGACTAACTTCTGTACCAGTAACTACTGTAGGACCGGTGGCGAATCTTTCCCATAAATAAACAGGACCGTAGTTATATTCATCATCAAATGCATATTGACCATAAACAGTACCAGCTGGAATTACTTGTCCACCACTAGTATCACTACTTGCTGTAGCTGCCCAATCTGATGTTGCTAGACCTACTGTTTTTGCAACCCAGCTAGCAGTTGTGCTACTGTACTGTGACACTACCGGGTATAAGCCACCACCAGTTGCGCCAACTTTAATGAATACCGATCCAGTAGGAGCTGGATATGTTTGGCCTGCATACCATAATGGTTGTTCTGCTGCTGTACCATATTGAAACTGAGGTTGATTATATGTTACTCCG